GTTGTTGCAACAGGAATTGATATAGTATTTGTTGTTCTACTTAATGGACTTGAAAATGTTAATGTAGATTCTTTACCATTAAAAGTACTCCAATCTGTACTACTTAAAGCACCTCTATTAGTAGCAGATGCTGTTGGTAAATTAAATTTGTGGTCTATTCCACTATCAACTATTGCAAAATCTGTTCCTGTTGTTCCTGTAGTTAATGTTTGAGCTGCACCTGTTAAACTATTAATAGCAGTCAAACCTGTACCTGCCATTATACCACTTTGCTGTGTAACAGTTAATATAACAGATGGTATTATTGGATGAGCAAATGGAGAAGTTTGTGCTGCTTCATATAATAATCTAACGTGTGTGTCGGGTGTACTCCACATTAATTGATAATAATCTCCAGCAACTATATCTAAAACATAATTCCAAGAAGCAATAATTGCAGATGCAGCTGCTCCTCCTGTTAATATTATTTTGCCACCACTTCCAGCCACATCAGTTCCATTTTTTCTAAGCCAAATATCTACGGCATCAGTGCCACTATTTGTTCTATCAAATTGTGCTGAAAATTGAATGTTATATATTCCTGTATTTGCTATTGTTATTCTTGTTAAATTACTTCCATCACTTACTATTGTTATTCCATTACTTAAATCAGTAATACCAAATTTCATTGCATAAGGTATATTACTTGTGGTAGCAGTTTGCGTAGTATTATCTTGAAATGCTCCATAATAACCAACAGGAGCAGGATTAGTTCCTACACTATCTTTAATCGCATATCTTGTAGAACCGATAAAATATATTATTGAATCCTTTCCTAAAGTTCTTGCAATGTTATTAACAAATTTATTTGTAGTATCAGTCTTTCGTAAATACTTTGTAAGCATAGCTGAAGTATCTGAAATATTAAGCTTTAAATTTATCCTATTACTTAATGAAGTAGTATCACTAGAACTACCACCGCCTTTGATAGTATCCCAAATAGCAGTTTTAGGATTATAAAAGTAAAATCTATTATTGCATGAATCAAAAGCAATAGCACCAAATTTTAACACATTGCTTTTTAATGTAGGCACACCACAAAAAGTAGGGATTTGCAAAGTACTATCAAAGCTCATCCTGTGAGCAGCGTAACCGTATTGTGGCATAGATTGATAAACTTGCCCTTTACTGAATAAACTTAAAAAACAAAAAACTGCTATTAGTATTTTTTTCATAACTTCTTAATAACTTAATTATACATTCTTACTTCTATGAATTGATTAAATAATAAACTATCTTCTCTTCCTGAACCTGGTCTACCTGTTTCTATAATTATTTCAGTAGTACCACTTTTTCTAACTCCATAATAAGTTCCCCATGCTTCATCAAAATTTACTTCGTTTTCAAATCCCATAGGTCTAACAATCAAAGGAACTGTACCTGTAAACAAACCAGCTGAAGCTAAAATATATCTTCCAGTAGAACTATAAGTTACATTTATTGCTCCTATAGTATTTTCTAATACTGTTACAGTTGGTGCAGCTGTTCCAACTTGTGAAAATAAAGCAGCATAAACTTTATATTTCTTTAATCCTTGTACAGTTGTTTGTACAGTTACGCCACTTTGAACTACAGGTACTAATTCAGTTCCTGTGATAGTTGTAGCTGTGCCTAATTCACTAATTTTTTTACTCATAAATTATATTTATATTATCTTCAGTTATTAAATTATCTTCAAATTCAGTTGTTAAATAAGTAGGTTCAGGAATTGAACAAGCATCAAAATCAGATACTAAACTAATATTGAAAGTTAATTGCACACCACTTAAATAATCTTCAAACTTTTCAGTTATTGCAGTCCAGCTTATTTGTGGATCTATTGTGTAAGGATTGTATCCGTTCCTTAATTTGCTAACTATATCAGCTGCTATGCTATGCATATCAGAAGTAACTTCAGTTTCAAATTCACTTTCTACACCGCTTTTATCTAAAAACCACATTTGAATATTAAAAACTTGTTCCCTTCCTATATTATAACCGCCTGAATTTATAGCAAAAGAAGCTAAAGGATAAACAGGCTGATCATCCCAATTTAACCACTCTACTGGAGTCGCAAATCTTACTGTGTTTATCATTGCATGACTTTGCAGTAAGTTTGTTATTTCCGTTGTTAGTTGTTTGTAGGTCATTAAATTTTTGTTTTACTTTGTCTATGTACTCTTTTTTGTACCCTTTACTCATAAATTATTTTGAATTAACGATATAAGAACGTAAACAATTCACCTGCTAAAGTTACATCACCTGTAGGTAAAGTAACTACACCATTATTAATAGTTAAATAAGCTGTGTCGCTTGTTGGATTTCCTGTTATTATCTTATTAAGTCCACTTCTAAAAGCTGAAATAGTAGTATTCCCTACTAAATCATTTACAGTAAAAGTTGTTAATCCTGCTGTAGCTGTATAATAACTTACTTGTAATGGAAGCGAAGCACCTGCACCTGAACTAATTGATTGATTCAACCAACTACGTTTATTATTATCTGCACCACCTAAATAAATAGGACTTGTGTAAGCTTTATGTTCAGGGAATATAACATCTAACCCCATTCCGTAATTCAAATATTCTCCGTATAAAGTATAATTTTCTTGTAAGTATTTAATCATTCTTTGATTGTAGAACTCTGCCATGCTTTTATACTTCTGCTCTATAAGTTCTAAATCTGCCCTTGAAGGTGTATTACTTTCTTCAGCTGTCTTTTGAAGGAAACCTTTACTGAATAATTGGTAACCCATAGACATTGGAAGCATTGACATAGTAAACCAAATCAAAGCGTCTGTTAAATAATCGTCTATTAAAGTTATTTCATAAGCGTTTAAATTATCTTCTACTATACCGTTCTGAAGTCTTTTGTATAATGTACTTCCTAAAATTGGCTGAATATAAATATCCCCAGCGACCTTAATCATTGGAAATAATTGTTTTCCGTCTATGTTATTAGAAGCACCGGTCCTTTCTTTGAAAGTTTGTTCAGTAATAAATAAAATATTCTTGCTCATATTTACGATTTCTTTTTAACTATATTAGCCTTCCATTCGTGCCTACATTGTGGACTTCTATCACCATTCGGCATGGTCCACCAACCACCGCACCTATCAAATACTGAATAACCAACTCTCATACTTATTAACTCTATGTCTTGCCTTGAATAAAGTCTATTCAAATCAAGTAACTTTTGGCAAAATAATCTTGAAGGATTGCCGTTATCAGCTACTCGCCATTCATAAGAATATCTTACTAATATTTCAGTAACCTTACTATTTTTACCTTCAAGCTCTGCAATAGGTTTAAGAACTTCCCTCTCTATTACTTCATCAATTCCTACTTTACTTTTTTTTTCTCCTAATATCTTACTATCAGTTAAATCTTTGATAGTTTCTTCTACAAGCGTTTTAGATACGTTTAATGTCTTTGAAATTACTTCGCTGGTAATTCTCTTATCCTTACCGATTAAGTCCAAAATATTGGCTTGTAATTGGTTTAAAGCGTTTATATCTGCAAAGTATTCATGCTCTCTATAAGATTTACTTTCTAAAATAGAATAAAGACCTTTATCCTCACCTACTAAAGTAAACTCATTATAAAGAATATCGTCATTTGTCAAGCTAAATTTTTGTATTTCATCATCAGTTAAAGGATCATCATCTACACCTAAAAAAGTATTAACATCTAAATCGCTAAAACCAAATCCGTTCTTTAGCATTAAAGAAGCTTGTTGTTTATTTAGTTTGCCGTTTGCGAACTGCCTAACTATACGCATAACATTTTGATACTGCCTACCTGATAAATTCTTTAAAGCATCGTTCATAGGTACAGGTTGAACTTCTCCAGGTTTAACTATCTTTTCAGTTTCAGGATTAACAACCACTATTTGACCGTCTGAAGTTACCTGACCTGCTTGTAATGGTTCTTTACCCATTAACTCCCTTATTTCGTTTTGTGTTAAATTAGCTGCTATTACTGCTTCACTAAATTCAAACGCTAAAGGTTCTACAGGCATAATTTTAAACTCGCCTTTCTCACCTTTAAGATTTCTAAACTTTGTAAAAATAACCTCTAGTTCTTGCTGCCTTTCGCTTACATAAGTATTGTTAAAAATCTGATAAGCATCACGAATTTCATTCCTACTACCCAGTTGCCCTTCCGTTTTAATACCGAATAAAGATGGACTTGTTACCTGATGAGAAGCAAATATTTCTTGCTGTATTAGATTATTTACATTTGTAAAATCCTCTTTTGTCAACATGGTAGAACCCAAGTCCAATATATTAGCTTCGTTATCCTTGCTCTTATTGAACATGATAACTACTCTTTTTCCTTCGCTGCCTGTAAACTTCTTTAATAAACTCCTTTCTACATCTCCTTTATTTTCTTCTCCTATTGGA